CATCGATCTTTTTGCCCTTGCTCTTAATCTTCCCGTGCATTATCTGCCGCCACCAATTCGGCGTGGAGTCCGGCAGCTTTCCAGCATCAAGGCAATAGTCCCATGCCGCCCCGAGTTCGGCCCGCAATGCTTTACACACGCCGGGCCTGTCTATATTGGAGTTAAGTAAGTCGAAAGCCTGCCCTCGGGTGAGAGTTGTTGCAGGTAAGTCAGCAAAATCACCAAGCATGTTATCGAACATCCAGCGCACCTCTTGCGCCCCCTTCTCTTTTCGGTTCCTCTCGACATGACCGGTGAGGTAGATTTCACAGACTTTCGCGACGGTAAAGGTCGCTTCTTGCTTGGCTTGCTTCTCCTGCTTCACCTCGGCGGCTGCTTTTTGCCGAGCAGCCTTTTTCTCCAGCGATGGATCTTCGCCAGCTTCCCTTTTCTGGCGTAGGTCTTCCCATGCGACCATTGCCCGAACATGGGACATGGCGGGCCACTCGCCAATCTTGATCTGACGCATCCGGCCATCCACCGGACTCTTATATCGGTATGTCCAGGTTTTGGTGCTCCGCGTAGCTTCCAGACGTAGCCCAGGACAGTCATCAATGGTAAGGTGTGCCCCCGGCTGCAATAGCTTTGCAGCCCGTGCATCGAATTGCATAATTTTCCCCGGCGTAGGTTTTGAGTGATATAAAATAGATGCCGGGATTTTAGCGTAGGTTCACACATAAAACCTACGCCATTTTGCGAAGTGTAGTGGGTGTGTTGTGATAGGCAGTGATGACAACCCACCACGCCAGCGGCAGGAATAAGAATTGAAAAATCAAGCACTTAACGAAATTTCCAAGGAAACACGCGGTTTTAGCGAGGCCGAAATTTCTAAGCATACTCCTATGATGCATTAGAGGCTCCCCCCTCTGTAAACGCATCATCAATGTTTAGAAGTTACGCCAAAAGTTACGCCGGATTTCTGGCGTAACTTCCTCGCCTCCGCACGATTCCATCGAGCAACCAAGGAGGATCAAATGAACAAAAAACTAATCTCCATCGCGCTTGTGGCTGTTATTGCGCTGATTTTCGGGATCGAGTGGCTGGATCTTCGAGGCAATCAATACCTGGACATGGTTTCTCGTGCTGTTCTTTGGGGTAAGTGATGCCCTTCCAGCCCGTAACCGCCATGGAGGAATAGATGAGCCCAGCCAGAAAGCTAAGCACCGGTTTCGCGCCGTCCGAGTACAGTTTCGCAATGGCAATGGCAGCAATTCTCGGCACCAAACGGAAGCGCAAGCCAGTGCCGCCAACCGAAGAGGAAAAGGTCCGTATCGCGGCAGACAAGGAGCGCGCCGACTGGAACGCGGAAGTCGAGCGCCGCAAGGCTGAGAAGAAAGGGAGGAATAGATGACAACCGAACAGAATGCGACGGAACTCAAGCCGTGCCCATTTTGCGGAGACGCAGCATCGATCTACGGCGTCGAAACTCAGAATTTCCATAGCGTCGAGTGCATAGATTGCGGGGCGTCTGGCAAAGTTTACAGATCGAAAGAAGAAGCCATCGCCGCCTGGAACAAGCGAGCACAGCAGCCGATGCAACGAGGCAATGTCCCGCTTAGTGCTGACGGCAAATCTGTTTTCATCGAAGGCTTCGGGGAAGTTGCACTTGATTACAAGGCTGGACGAGATGCGCAGCCGACGCCAGTACCAGCGGGGCAAGTGCCTGCAATAGTGCACGATGCGCTCTTGCGGGCGTATTCAGCACTGGTCTCATGCAGCATCAAGAAAAATAGCGATTTCCGCGAAGACCAATTCTATTTCAACGAGGTCAAGGTAAGAGACGCCATGCAGGCAATCAAGCCTATCCTTGATGCGATACCAGCCGCCCCGCAGCCTGAAAGGAGGAATGATGCAAATCGTTGATATAGATTTCAGGTTCGCGGTCCCTGATAAGACCACAACGAACCCGCCTGTTCTGCAATGGCGGAAGAAGGTTCCTATTCCGTCGGAAGAAACAAAGCACATGCCGGTGCCGTACATTACCGGCTACGAATGGACCGAATGGCAGGACGTGCGGACGGAGGAGGAATGATGCAAAACAAGATCGATCTCGACGAGCTTGAGGCGGCAACTTTGAAATTCTGGTCTGGCGAAATTGATATGGAAGCCTACATAGCCGCCGCGAGTCCTGCCGTTATCCTGGAGCTTATACGTATGGCAAGGGAGAAAAATGCTAGTTAATGCACATGACCATCCCGGACCAGCCTTATTCCAAGGAATCGGTTTTATGGTGATAGCTGTGTGGCTCTTTCTTAGGGCACATACTGGCGATATGAAGATGCCAAAACCCCGCGAGGAATTGCGGCCACCAAAGAAGACAAAGCGCAAAAAGTTTTGGGAGTACGCGAACGATCCCGGCAATCTCATCGAGGATGATAAATGATGGACATTGAAGAACTGAAGAAGCGCCTGCGCATGATGCGCAATGCAGCGGCAACCGGAGCCGCCGACGCCCTATCCCAGCTACAAGCCGAAAACAAGGAATTGGCTGCGTTCGTAATTGCATGCGGTGGATTCTGGGAGAATAGCAAGAGCAAACTCCTTGGCGATGAATCTCTGCATGCGGTTATTGAGAGCGCATTCTCAGGGGCAGCCGAAGCCGAGAAGCTCCAAGCCGAAAACGCCGAACTGCGGCGCGAGCTGGAAGAGGCGCGGAAGGATGCGGCAACGGAGATTGTCTCAATTGCAGAATCGAAGGGATGGGGAATGCGAAACGATGAACCGTTTGAGGATTCGGTTCGAGAAGTCTGCGATGAGTTCTTGCGCACCGCCCGCCAGCAGCAAGGCGATGACGCCAAAGGGTAGGATACCGGAAGGGATATATGTTGAACTACGCCGCACTTCGAGAAATTGCCGATCAAATTGGAAGAAAGAAGGCGTCCCTCATGTATCCGCCTGACGACAAGCGCAGGGAGACCGAGGCTTCTCGGATTGCGGATGCGGAGTACAGAAAAATGGTAATACCGCCACTGAAAAACAGTAACATTTAGTTACTTTCTAGTACAATCCCCCTAAGGTTGACGTTTGCGCAATAACAAGGGGGATGGAATGGCAAAGACTTATCTGCTTGTGCATGAGGTGAGCTATCGGTATGTGACGGCAATGGTTGATTACATCGCCGCGCAGCTACAGAAGCATTCGCCACTGGAGACGGAAGTTCACTTCTGCAAATCGGTCGAAGATGTTTCGTTGGAGCCGAATTCCCTTGTCTATATCATCGGCGATCCTTTCAAGAAATTCTCCAGAACGAAGAGCTGCAAATACGTATTCTTGAATTTCTCAGTGCTGTATGTCCTCGGGAATCCGTTCAAGTGCAGCTTTGCGGCATACAAACTGATACGGAAAAAGCGGAAGATTTTCGAGGATAAACTTGCGTGCTATGACTACGTGCTCGACTACTGGTCCGAGCAGACGGCAGTAATGCAAGAGAAAGTGTCGGTGCCGGTCAGGACCTTTCCTGTTTCGGTCGATGTCAGGCAAGATCTGAGCGACTCAAGAAAGTACGATGTCTGCTTCGTTGGCGCAGTGACGCCTCGCCGGGCAAAGATTCTCAGGAAGCTGCAGGATCTAGGAATCAGCGTCTCGCCGACTGAGGGAGTCGTATTTGAGGACGTGGCAGCCGACTCTAAGATCGTGCTGAATCTTCGTGCACGCCGGAGCAACCACCTTGAGCTTCCTCGAATCGTTGGTGCATTCGCTACCAAGGCCGCGCTAGTTACCGAGCATGATCCGGCGCTAGAAAAGTTCTGCCCGTCTGATATTTACGTGTCGGCGCAATATGGCGACCTTGTAGACCAGATCCACGCGCTGTTAAAGGACTCCAACCGGTTGAACGATGTCGCCAACCGTGCATACTCATGGATGGAAACCGATCACTCTGTTAAATGCGAACGTGAGTGGAAAAATCGCATTCGAGAAATACGCGCAGCACTCGCCGGAAAATGACGGAATCCGCCCTCTCCCGCCTACAGCCCGATGAAATCTGCACTATCGTCATGTGCGACGGGGCAAAACGCGACGGCGCATGGTCACCGCGTGACAACGGATTCCATTTCTGCGATGGCAAGGGAGAGGGCTTCATCGCCCACAAGGATGTCTATGAGTGGTGGCCTGCTAGTGTGAGGTTTTAAAGATACGGGCCATGGTCGAGCACTCCGGAACCCGTCATCGTGTAGCCGCTGATTGTGGTGGCCGAGCAAGTGATATCGGTGGACATCAGATTGCCGTAGAACCACAGATCGAACGTCAGGCCCGTCCCCGTCGGCGTGATCCGCCAAAACACCATGTCTTTGCGCCACTCGACCTCGCTGCGCGTGTGGTTGAGCATGAAGACCGGGAAGGTTGACGAATGGCTCGATCCATCATTCCATCGCAGTTGAAACGCGCCATTCGGCTCCGTGTCCGTGGTATCGCTGGCCGTGTACCAGAGTTCGAGCGACGACAGGCCGCCAGAAACCGTGAAACCCATGACTTGCTGATCGACCTGCGAGCGACTCGTCCAGTATGGCGAAAAAACGCCAGCAACAGGATCGTCAGCACTGCCGGAGGTCAGCGACATCGAGCACGTGCGCACCACGGCAGCTTGTGATGTGCCACGGATCAGATCAAAAGCAGCAGCCGCTTTCCCGTCCGTGATTTTCAAGACTTGAAACCCGTCGTGGAACTTCAACGTTTTGCCCGGCGTCCACACGCGGAAATACGCCCGCAGCGCGGCTGTCGCGCCCTCTCCTGCTCGGATATACACCGGCAGTGTCATGGGCGTGGCGTGTCTTGGAGGGACTCGCCGTAGCGGATCGATATAGCGCCGCGTGCCGCCGGTCTGGCCAAGGATCGCCACTGGCGTGCATTGGACCATCCGATTTTGATCTGGTGATGTATCCGTGCCCACCCTGGTGGCGATGACGTATCGGTCTCCATCGGCAGTATCAAATGCCTGCGTCGATCTGATGTAACCGTGCGATGTGGCCGCGCTGCGAAGGCCAATGGTCGTGCTTCCGTCCTGCAGCTCCCACACCTCCGCAGTCCGACCGGCGAGATTTGCGCCAGTCATGAACGTCATAACCTGATCGGCGCTCCGATAACGGGCGATACCGTCGGCATAGGCCGGACTAGTGATCGTAATCAGGGTGCCGTCGTCGTCATAGTCTCCATCGAGGTCGTATGAGTATGACGATACTGTTTCGGTAGCAGCATCGAAGACGTAGATGTCGCTCTTCCAATCAGTGTCAACTGCGGGCGATGTGGCATTGGTGCCGAATGCAAGATATACACTGGCGGTGCTATCCGATGCCGTCGCGGCCATGATCTGTCTGTTGCGCGCCGCTGGCAAGGTGGCGGCAATGACCGATCTTGCAGCCGTGGACAGATTAAGCTTCTCGATTGACGATTTCACGGACGCGCCGCCGTCGCCGCCGAAGATATAGATGAATCCATCCGACCTCAACCAGCTTTTGTGCCGCTGCGTCAGGCCGGACAGTTGCGCAAATAGCGTCGCCACGCCGGTGGCTGGATTGACTTTGTAAATATCTTTCGAGACTGCCGACGACGTGCGCCCGCCGATCACGTACAGATAACCTCCGTAATAGTGCATCGTGTGGCGCTGCAAGGCGATAGGCGATCCGCTCACCGTGACCGATGCAACCTCTACCCAGGCATCCGCTCCGGCCCAGGTCTTCACGTACAGCTTATCGCTGTATGTGCTCGATGCTGTGAATCCTCCGTAAAACCAAACACTCGTTCCATCCGTCGCCACTGCGCCTGATTGAATCGCCACCGGCAGCGCTGGCGCGGATGTGATTGTTCCATCGACGTTATCGCGGTAACACGTCGCGGTCGCTCCAGCATCGTCAGCGCCGCCAGCAACAAATCCGACATCGCCATAGGTGCAATATGCCGACTTTTCCAGAGCCTTGGGGAATGCGTCGTTGGTTGTTCGACTCAGGAAAAATCTTCGCCCAGGATTTCCGCCAGCGAGGTTTGCCCGCGTATAGGAGAAGAAGTTCGGACGGTTCTCGGCATCGTTCCAAGCTGAGA